GATCATTGGAAACAACATTTAAAAGGAGAATCATATTATGGGAGTGTCCCTATTAGAGATAATAATACATGTAATTGGGGTGTCATCGATGTTGACCGTTATAATATTAGGCATCAAGAAATTATTAAAATTATCAGACAAAGAAAATACCCGCTAGTACCTTATCGATCTAAATCGAATGGTTTACATTTAGTTTTACATGTTGAAGGAGTAGTTCCTGCCTCAACCATGCGTCGAAAATTAATTGAGATTGCCTCTGATTTAGGAATTAATGACACCACCACAGATATATTTCCTGCTCAAGACGAAGTTGACCTCAGTCCTGAAAAATGGGATGACAAAAGAAAAGGAAATTTTGTAAACTTACCTTATCAAAAAGCCCACATGACGACGAGAGTTGCTATGGACGACGAAGGCAATTCAATTACCCTACAGAATTTATATAAATTTGTAAAACAATTTAGAGTTACTCCTACAGAATTTAAAAAAATTAAAATATTTCAAGACGATGAAACTAAGGATTATCCTCCTTGTGTAATAAACTTTATGAAAAATAAAGTACAAAAAGGAGAAGGTCGTAATGATGCAATGTTTAATGTTGCTGTTCTTGCTAAAAAAATAAATCCAGATCCTATTATGTATGAAGAGTGGACAAGAGAAATTATGCCTAAAGTTTGCACAGAAAAATTACACCCAAAAGAATTGCAGGCTATCTTTAAAGGAGTGGAAAATAAAGACTATGCATATAAATGCAAAACTTCAATTGCTAGAATGCATTGTGTATCTTCAGAATGCATAAAAAGAAAATTAGGTATTGGAGCTAATGAAGCCTTACCCGAAGTAGGTAAATTAGTTAAGATTAATTCTTATCCTGAGCCTTATTGGATACTTCCTATTCAGGGTAAATCTATTAGACTTTCAACCAAACAATTATATCAACAACAACTTTTAGGAGAACAACTTTTAAATTTTGATATTGTGTGGAGACCTTTAAAGCCAACTAAAAGAGATCCCGATCCTTACCGAGATTGGTTAGAAGAATTAATAACCAATAAACAAGATATGGAAGGCTTTGATGCTATTGAAGAAAAACTAGATGTATTTAATTCTAGAATGACAAGATTTTTAGAAGATGTGGAAGACACAACAGACTTTGATCAAATTGATAATGGCAACATTTGGAAAGATGATAAGGAAATGAGATTTAAATTGGAAACCTTCAGACAGTTTATTAAAAAAATGGGATACAACTGGTCTGAAAAAGACTGCACAAAATTTTTAGAATCAGGAGGCGCAGTTCCTAAGAAAAAATTTCAAGGAATCGATAGTAGACACTGGGTAGTAAATTTACCAAAACAAATGGAGCATAAAAATAAAGATGTCAAATTTATTAAAACAAAAGTTGCATGGGAAGACAATTAAAATATTTGGGCCACCTGGCACAGGTAAAACAGAAAATTTACTAAAGAGGGTAAAACGATATTTAGAAAAAGGATATTCCCCTGATGAAATTTGTTATATTTCTTTTACTAATAAAGCTGTAGATGAATGCGTGGCTAGAGTTAGAAAAAAATTTAAGGAGTATGATGAAGATGATTTTAAATATTTTAGAACACTTCACAGCTTAGCTAGACAACAATTCGCTGAGATTCCTGTTCTGGATCCTAAAGCCGATATGCTTATGTTTCATACTCAGTATGGAACGGTAAAAATTAATTATAAAGAAAATTATGACGATGCTAAAGTTTATAACAACTGGTCTTTACAAATTTATGATAGAGCTCGAAATATGAAAGTTGATCCTGTATGGTTGTATAAGCAACAATCAAGAAAAGCTGTGCGACTACAACAATTTAAATCAATTGTAGCAGGATACAAAAAATTTAAAACATTTGAAACGGAAACGGGAAAACGGACACCTGACAGGTTAGATTTTACAGATATGGTTCAAAAATATATTACTGAAGGTTTGGCTATTCCTTTTAAAGTTTTAATGGTAGACGAAGCCCAAGATTTAACTCCCCTTCAATGGGATTTAGTTATTAAATTGGCTAAATCAGTTTATCGTGTTTACATTGCTGGAGACGATGACCAGGCTATCTACGAATGGAACGGAGCTGATGTTTCTTATTTCCAAAATTTTCCAGGACGCAAACTCATCTTAAAAAACTCAGTAAGACTTAACAAAAATATTCATTTTTTTTCTAAGTGTTTATTAAATTCAATGGGTAACAACCGAGTAAAAAAAGAATTTTATTCTAATGGTAAGGAAGGAGCTATTTATAGATGGAATGGTTTAAAAAAAGTACCATGGAATATGGAAGGCTCCTGGATGGTATTAACAAGAATTAATGATGTTAAAAAAGAATTACAAGAAGAAGCTCGTAGTTTATCTTTGTATTATCAAGATGTTAAGGGAAATAAATCATTTGACCCACATCAATTTTTAGCTATACAAAACTGGGAAAACATTTGTGAAGGAGGAAGTATTACTAGAGAAGATGCTACCATTATGTACGAGTATTTATTAAACATTGATCACGGATACCGATCATCGGAAAGTAAAAAATGGAGCTTTGCCCATCCAAATCAAGTATTTAATTTTGATGAATTACATCTCAGATGTGGTATGAGAGAAGAAAAAAGATCATGGACGGATGTGTTTCGAAGAAAATTTAAAGATAAAGATAAACAATATTTTAAAAAACTTATGAAAGAAGGCGTAGATCTCAGTCAACCACCAAAAATAATTATAGATACAATACACCAGGTTAAAGGAGGAGAAGCAGATAATGTTGTTCTAGCAAGTAAATGTAACTTCCCTTCTCATTTTGAAAGAAAAGTTTTACAGGAAAAGGTAAAAGAACTTAGAGTTTGGTATACAGGAGCCACCAGGTCTAAGAAGACATTACATTTATTAGGCACCTATCATCAATATAATTTTCCATTAGGAAAATATTATAAACAGTACGAGGCATATTATGACAGACGAAGATATATTTAAACAAGCTTTTCCACAATCAAGACAGGTCGGGGGAACTCACTATAAAAACTTTCCCATTCAACCCTTTGAATTTATTACTAAAAATAAACTTTCGTTTTTTCAGGGATCGGTTGTAAAATATGTATGTAGATATTTAATAAAAGGAAAAGCCATCCAGGATCTTGAAAAAATAATACACTATTGTGAATTAGAAATTAAAGCGATGAAGGATCAAAAGAAAAAGAAATAATGAAAAGTAAAATATTATTAATAATTTTAATTGCAATAATGTTAGGAGGATGTATTAAAGATTATGATTTTAACCCTTGGACAACAGTTCTACAACAAACAGTGAAAGGATCCACCCCCAAATGACACACCAATTAAATTTTATTTACAATGATTCGGATTGGGTATGCCCGCCAGAATATCCCGATTTATCTCAAGCAAAAGAAATAGCTATTGATTTAGAAACTAAAGATCCAAATATAAAAAGTAAAGGAAGTGGCTGGGCTACATTTGATGGTCATATTGTAGGATTTGCAGTAGCAGCGTTGGATCAGCAATGGTACTTTCCAATTGCTCATGATGCAGGAGGTAATATGGACATATCTATCACTACTGCTTGGATGCAAGATGTTTTAAAAACTCCTGCCACTAAAATTTTTCATAATGCTTCTTACGATGTAGGTTGGCTACTGATTAATGGTTTTGAAATTAGAGGTAAAATTGTAGATACCATGATTGCTGCAGCTTTAATAAATGAAAACAGATTTAGTTTTAGTTTAAATGCATGTGCTAAGGATTATTTAGGTCAAATTAAAAACGAAACCTTTTTAAATGAAAAAGCAAAAGAGTGGGGCATAGATCCTAAAGCTGATTTATGGAGATTACCTGCAGGTTATGTAGGTTTTTATGCTGAACAGGACGCTTCCTTAACATTAAAATTATGGCAAAGACTTAAACAAGAAATTACTAAACAAAGCCTACATGATGTGTGGGAAATGGAAATGGAGCTTCTTCCTGTTTTAATAGAGACTAGAAGAACAGGGATTAGAATTGATGAGGAAAAGGCTCATTTACTAAAAAAAGAATTTAAAAAGAAAGAATCTGAAGTATTAAAAAAAATAAAAAACGAAACTACTTTAAATGTGGACATTTGGGCTAGTCGATCTGTAGCGCAAATATTTGACAGAATAGGAGTTCCGTACCCACGGACACCGAAAACTGATGAACCAAGTTTTACACAAAACTGGTTAGTAAATTGTAGTAACCCAATAGCACAACTAATAAGAGCAGCAAGAGAAATAAATAAATTTCATTCAACATTTATAGATTCAATTTTAAGATACACCCACAAGGGACGCATTCATTCTGAAATCAATCAATTACGATCTGACCAAGGGGGAACTGTATCAGGACGATTATCATATTCTAATCCAAACCTCCAACAAATTCCTGCACGCAATAAAGAGTTCGGAGATAAAATTAGAAGTTTATTTTTACCTGAGGAAGGAAAACAATGGGGAAGTTTTGACTATTCACAACAAGAGCCTAGATTAGTAGCTCATTATGCTGCCTCTGTTAGTGAAAATTTTCAAGGAGCTGACGACTTTATTAAAGCTTATCAAAACGAATCAGCAGACTTCCATCAAATTGTGGCAGATATGGCAGGAATAAGTCGAACTCACGCAAAAACCATTAATTTAGGCCTATTTTATGGTATGGGAAAAGCCAAATTAGCTAAAGAATTAGGCATAGATAAAGATAGTGCAGAGAGACTACTAATAACATATAATAATAGGGTGCCATTTGTTAAAAAATTAGCAACTGAAGTTACTAACAGTGCTTCAAAATATGGGTTTATTCGCACGGTAATGGGTCGTAAATGCCGATTTGACATGTGGGAGCCATCTACCTTCGGAATGAATAAAGCTATGCAATATGAGGAGGCTAAGGCTTATTATGGGAATAATATTAGAAGAGCTTTCACCTATAAAGCTCTGAATAGATTGATTCAAGGATCTGCAGCAGATCAGACTAAGCAAGCTATGATCAATTGCCATAAAGCAGGCTTTAAGCCTATACTACAAATACACGATGAACTATGTTTTTCAATTAATGAAGAATCACATATTAAAGATGTAAAGGAGATAATGGAAAATGCAATCGAAAATCTTAAAGTCCCATTCAAAGTCGATGTCGCACTTGGAGGCTCCTGGGGAGAAGCCAAAGAATAAGTGTAAAAGATGTAACGGAACAGGGCAAATTAAAACCTGGTATGACACATCTGAAACAAGAAAAGTTATATCTGAATGCCCAATGTGTAAAGTGGAAATCGATCTAAATAAATTAAGAGAAGTGGGTTTATAATTTCATATTTATAGAAGTATTAAATGAAATAATTATTTTACAATCTGTTGTTTGATTTACAGGAGAGCGATGTGAAACAAAAGAAGGGAAAGTTAAAATTTGACCTTCTTCTATAGGTGATACAATTTTTTTATCACCAAATCTAAGTTCAGTTTTTAAACTTGTATCCGGTAAGTGTACATAATATACATTAGTAAAATGACATGCACCATGAATATGCCAAACATGACTAGCTCCAGGATCATACCACTGAAACCATATATTGTGCAAACCTAAGTCAATTGCTTTGGTGTGATCTATAAAATCTTCTTTAAATTTTAAAAATATATTTTTTAAAAAATAATTTTTATATTCTCTTTTCATAGTATTAGGTAAATTATAGTCTTGATGAGATACAGTCTCATATGGATTATGGGGAATTTTTTTAATTAATTCAATAATAGTTTCTTTATGTCCCTTGTGATCGGGAACAGTATATGAATAAACATAAGGTGTTTCGGATATATTTTTTATCATACTTTCATCCAGAAAGGAAAACTAACAGATAATCTTTTGCTCATAGGAATACATTGATGATTACATTCAGAAGGAATTGCAACCATATCGCCAGGAGTTAAAATTTGTTCGTCAAGACCCTCTACTATCCATTTACATACACCTTCACACTGCACAATAAAATTGTGAGCTGCATCTCTGTGTTGAGAAAAAGATTTTTCATTTTTTTTACTACAGCCATAGATATGAGCATCCCAATTATAATGCCTTCTGTCTAATTGAAACCATTTATTTTTTTTTATTTTATTTTTAACTGAAGAAAAATCCCATAGTTTTTTTCCAAATGAAATAATAAAAGTATGTTGATCAATGTATTTACTACCTGGATGTTTGTTACCTTTAGGATCTATTGTTTCAATGAAATCTTCAGGGCACCTTCTTAATACTTCATCAAAATCCTCCCATGTAAAAAATTTAGAATCAATAAAATTTTTTTGAAAAAAAGGTTTCATTACTTATTTTTTAAGTATTGGAAATCTTCTATTTGTTTAGATAAGATTTTATTATCCTTTTTAACCTCATCTAATTCTTTTTTTAATTTTTTATTATTTTCCTGTAAGGCTTTCATTTCAGGTGAATTATTACCTATACCTTTAATAATAGACAACTCACCTTCTGCACTCTGTCTTTTAGTTTTTTCTTCTTTATATAGTCTTTCAAATTTATTAGCTAAAGATTGTTCCATAGATTCTTTTAATGTTTTTTGTATTTCTTCTAATTTTTCAAGCATTTATTTTTTTTTATCCCAATAGAAATAGTAAGCTACCGCAATTACTAAGAACCAAAACATTATTTCTATAAAATCAGTCGGGCTCATTCTCCTCTTTCCCTAACTCTATTAGATCCTTTGTCCCTGTATCTATTTTTCCATCTACATTCTATTTCTAAAACTTGATCATTTTTGCCATGACAAATTTTAATTAAATGTCCATCAGGTATAGATGTAATCCAATAATTTTTATAATCAGACAAAACCATCCTGTTTCTAGATCTTCTATTTAGTCTCTTTTTTACAGACATAGATGGCCTAGATAATATATGTGAAATAAATAAATTGCTAGTTTTATTTAACTAGCTATTGACTGTTTTTTTTCCTGTTCCACAAGATTTTCTACTTGTGTTTTAACAGTTCTCAGTTTTAAATCCGTCCACTTCATTTCGTCAACGTTCAATTCGGCTGCTGACTTGGCCCACTGATGTTCGAGATTTAATTTTTCCTGAATCAATGTTCGTAGTGCCATTCCTGTTAACCTCCTCATAGGTTATATAAATGTGGTCGTGCCTTAACCAGCCTCCCGCATCTTTTTCTTCTACTGCTCCTGTCTCAACCTTTTTTACAAGTTCATCAAGAGCCGCTTTATCGTTCTCTGCCTCAAGTGTCTCATCGATATATATGTCTTTGTATTTTACTTGGACACGATATAGCTTCATGGGGAATTATATATCAAAATGTCGCATTAAATCAAGTCTAGGTATTGACACCTGGGGTTGAGTCCAGATTTGGTTTGGGTTCAGGAATAATTATAGGCTTTTTTTCGCATGTAAACTTAGGATAAAGCTCATATTTATTAACGTTTTCTAGGTCTAAAGCTCCTGATTTTAAGAATATTTCTACTGATTCTAGGAGCCCTTCTGTAATACACTCGTAATGAGTGGAATAAGTTTTAGGATATGTATATTTTTCAAAACTAGGAATTACGCAATTTGCTGTAACCACTGAGCATACATATAGTGTCAAAATAAATTCATTCATATCTTATCTAATCCTTGCATTTTCTATTAAAATGTATATATTAAAAAAATAAATATAACAAAGAGGATACCATGATTAATATAAAAATGAAATCTTGCTCTGCAAGTTTTGCCAATTGGATAAAAGAGGTTGATGAGATTCTGTCTCAGACGCAAAGAACTTCTACAAGTGGAGAACCATTAGAGTATGTTGATGAACATTTCCAGAATCAAATGCGTAGGCTACAACAATGTTCAATGAATTTTGAGGATGCCCCTATTTATCCTATTAATGAACAAATAGCCGTAGATCTATTATGGTCTCATCTTGAAGGAAAAGATGAAAGGAGAACACAATGAGTAGCAGTTTAATAGATACATTTTTAAGAATGCTTCTTTTAATAATGCTAGTGGTAATACCCGCAAAAGCACTTTTGTTTTTGGTTGGGGGATTATTCTATATTCTATTGTTTTAGGAAGGAGGAGATATGGACAATACAAAAAACTATCGAGAGCAGCTTGTCATTTTAGCTAAACTAAATGTAATTAAAGACATACAAATATATTTAGGAAAAGAAGAATTAAAACTAGACAGAAAACTCAAAGAGCTACAACAAATACAAGAAGGAGCAAAACAAAATGGACATAAGTAAATGGAAATCTTGTGCAGTAGATATTGAATCTTACTGCATTATCAGAGCTATGGGTAAAGAAGGCTTTAGAAGACCAGGAAATATGATAGCAAAATTAGTTAACGAAGAAGTTAAAAAAATTGCTAAAAAACAAGGACTTTCAGCTGAAAATATGCGCCAGAATTTGCTGAAACAGGGTAAAACACTACTGAACAGTAAATAATCCTAAGGATGGGAATGAGGCCGGGAGACTGGCCTCATTTTTTATTTGACACACCTTCCAAAATAACTATATAGTTTAAGAACGTAATTCCTTAAGCCTAAATGAAAAGTTGGGGCTTCAAAACAACTTATTTTCACAGAACAACGAACCATTATTTTTTTAAATTAAATTAATTTAGGAGACTAATTGGCGGATTATAAAAGAAACAAATCAAGCCCAGAGGCGTTTGAACAAGCCTTGTTAAAACTAGTCATGATATGTCCAAATAAAAAGACATATAATGAACTCACGAGTTTGATGTTTCAGTTGTATTGTGGAAATGATTTTGGTTTAGGAAATTTCAGTCTTTCATTTCTTGATTCTATTGAGAAATGTTGGCGACTAGGTAGAAAGTCTGCGGCGAAAACTAAAGGCATAAAACTAGTTGTTAAGAATGATGCGTGATCACGAAGTGTATTTTCCATATCGATATCTTTTCCCACTCCGTGGTCATGCACATTATGAACGATGAAGAATACAATTCATTAAAGGAATACCACTTTAGAGTGTGCTCTGTTTTAGAAGGAGCAGCTCGAACTAGGCTTATTCAAAGTGTGTTTAAAGATTACGAGGATGTTGTCGCTATGAAGTTTCCATTTAGGGAGCAACAGCAATATCGTGAATTATTCACCGAACTTGTTAAGAATTTTGGGCATTAGAATGGCTACCACAGTAGTTAATACTACTAATCCTAATCAAAAATTATTCCAGGCTATTATTATGCAAGCTTTTGAAGATTGTGTAACCAGTACTCATAGTAAAGTGGATGCTTATAATAAGGAAGATTCTTTCAATTGGTTTAAAAAATCAGATGACAATTATAAAAGAATATGTTGGTATGCAGACCTGGATCCTGAGTTTGTGAATCAGAATTTTAAAAAACTAAATAAGGAAGGAAAAATAAAATTTAATAAGACTGAATTAATGTGGATTGATTATAGAAATCGCTATAAACAGTACAGAGCTGCAGGTACTAAAGAAGCAAGAAGAATTATTAAAAAAGGTATTGATCGAATAACGCCTAAACTTATGACGGGAAAATAAAGATCAAACCAAGAATATAAAGAGTACATATGAAGAGAATTGAACATATATTTACTGACAGTATATACCATTCTGTGGATAAAAATTTAGAAATAGAAGATAAGCTGATTAAAGAACTAGAAGAAAATAAATTTTGGCACCGTAAATCCAGCATGGGAGGTTACCAAAAAAATTTAACCACTTGTAAAGAACCTTTTTTTAAAATGATAAAACACCACGGCCAGGAGTATCTTAATATGTTAGAAGTTAAAAACCATAAAATAGAAGTATTAAATGCCTGGTTTAATGTTAATCCTACCTCTTCTTATAATGTTTCACATGTACACGCAGGAGCTCATTTATCTGGGGTG